ATATCCTCTTTTAGCTGGACTACCAGTAACACCAGTTAAGTCTTGCTTGGCAAAGCTTGTGAAATTTACGTCAGGTGTGTTTCCAATAAAAGGCATATCAAATCCTATGTGCTAATTTCTTGAACATAACTTACTATTACATCTAATGATGAAGCTGTATCACTTACAAAATACAAACGATCTCCAGCTAAAACATTAATCTTGGCTTCATGGGAATAGGCAGAACCACTTGGTATAACCATGTCTTTAACAATGTAAAAATTATTTGTATTAGTTATGTAAACAGAAACTTTTATGGCATTAGCAGTTACATTAGCCATGTTTATTCCGATCAGAGTATGAAAGCCAGTAGGAAAGTTTGCATTGTCAGGAATGTCTGTGGCACTTGTGCCAATGTTCCTCATTTTTATTTGTTTAAAATTTTGTGCCATATTCTACTCCTATAAAGCTATAGCCATTGCTACTGCAAAACCATTTGTTGCCAAATTACTTGTGTCTGTTGCTTCTACTGTTGACCATGCACTTCCAGTATAAAATTTGAGTACATTAGAACTGCTATTAAAATACAAATCTCCAGCACTAACAGAACCACCACTAGGATCAGAAGAATGAGTGCCTTGATAAATATTAGAAAACTCTGTTTTAGATAAAGCTGACTGTTCTGCCCAATATTTAGCAGAATATAATCCAGTATTTCCTATTGTTGTTGATGTAGAAAAACTATCTCCACCACCTAACGCCCAGTTTTTAGCTGATCCAGCATTTAATGTAGAACCTGATCCTGCATATACCTTTGCTGAGAACTCTGTGCCATCTACTGCATCAGCTTCAACTGCCCAAGACTTTGCTGAACCTGACCCTGCTGTGTCAGTTACACCAGTTCCACCAATCGCCCATGCTTTAGATGAATATTGGCTTGATTCAACAGCTCCATCTACTTTAATAGCATAATTTTCTGCTTTAGTAGCACTAGTACCAGCGGCAGTTGCAGAAGCGGCTGCTTCTCCAGCTTTGGTAGTTGCAGTACCAGCATCTGTATCTGCTTCACCAGCTTTAGTTGTTGCAGTTGCAGCAGCTGTTGTAGCAGTTGCAGCATCTACTAATAGTGACCACTTAGCAGCATCTGTGTTTGATGTTAATGGCTGTGACCCACTAGATGTATGAGCTGTAATAGCAATGAATATATTATTTGTGCTTGTGTCTTTTACAATATCTCTTTGAGCGTAAGTTGTACTAGCTGCCCAATTACCTTTAACTGATCCTAATTCTTGAGTTACAGCTAATTCACCAGAGCTGTCAAAAGCTAAAAGCTTACTAGCTCTATCTGTTGCACTAGTTGTGAATTGTGTTGACGTCATCGTATTGGTTTTAGAAATTTTTAAAGATCTATCAGATTCTTCCTGGAGAGCCTGGGCTATGAAGGTTAATCTATCTAATGCATTTTCATGAGACGTTGAGGCAAAGGTATCATTTTCAATATAATCTGTACCCTGGGTAAGAGTAAGATTTCTCCTTAATAAAATAGTTTCACCAGAAGCTGGTCTATAATCTGTTGTTGAATAATGGGCATCTGAAGATGTGCCAGTATTAAATTTAAATAAAACATTACCGCCAGAATCTGTTCCAGCATTAGTAACTATATAATGTGTATTTAATGTCTTTGTTGTTTCTGTACCAGTTGAAGATCTTACAATTACTTCTATATCAGCCTCTGCAAAAATCTTAAATCCATAGGCAAAACTGTGCTGGGTTCCATTGCCAGTATAGGAATTTGTGTTGGTGGTTGAACTAACAGTCATTATCTAGCTCCTTTAACATAAGGCTCATTTCGTTCTTTATAGGCTCTATAAAGATCTTCATTCTCAGGCATTGCAATTAAACGCTGGAATGCAGCTTCATAAAAATCATTCTCTACGGCTTTAATTAAATTTATCTTTTCTTTTCTTGATGCATCTACATATTCAAAAGTTTTAACAAACTGCTCCAGGTATTTCTGGAAAGGCAGCGGTTCTGTACCAGCTGCAACTTGTAATTTTATGGCATCTTTATTTGTTGGGTCTTTAGCAATAAAGTTTAGCTGTCCTTTTCTAGCATTCGATAATTCAATGCCTTCAATAACGTCAACCTCATCTCTTAAAGGAAGACCAATTTTAATTAATTCTTTTTGCCAGTCAGGCATTTCTTCACCATAACTAATAGCAAATGGCGTTGTAAGGTTCCAATAAGCATGAACTGGGTTTACACTTGATGGAACTCCAGCTGTAAGCTTGTTCCCAATTGAATCATATAAATATTGATAATCATCCATAGTTTTTTTGTACCAGGGATTATTTTTCATTTGATCTTTAAAAACTAAAACAGAGCTATCAAAGAATGTTTTAGCTGAGCTGTCTTCTTTAACAGTTGCTACTAAATGATAAGGAACCTCGTCTAATGGTTTATCTGTAGTTTGTGAATCGTTATACATTTTTTGAACATCAGCTATAGTATAATAAGTAACTGGCGTTGATGATTTATATCTTTGTGTATCTGTTGCTTTTTTCTCCACCCTTATTGCAGCACTAAATGGAACTGGTAAAACGCCAAACATATTATTCATTGGACTTCTTAGTATAATGCTTGGATCATCGTATTCCATTGCAGCAAATATTGATGACATACCTTGCAAAAATGGTATTTGTTTAAAATAATTTACTGTTGCAGCTGTGCAAGCGGTTACTAAATCTTCTCTATCAGTTTGCTTGACTACCCTTCTTCTTCTTTCTGCGCAATCAGCGCCAATACCAATCAAGGCACTTACTGGCTCAAAACCAGCGTAATTAACATAAACTAACTCTCCATTAGGAATGCCGTTTCTGTCATATAATGGCAATTTATCACCGTTATTATCTACTGGAAAACCTTCACCTCTAAAAACAAATGAATATGGTTGCCAATTTTTAGGCAGCATTGCTCTTATTTTTGGATCGCTAGGCATGGCTCCAGTAAGCCTACCTTCGTCAGACCATTGATAAACCTGGTACATTGTCATTGACCCAACAGCCATCCTAGACAATGCTTGTTGCTGAGCTTGCCCTCCATTTTTGCCACCAATATCAGCTCTTATCTTAGGAGAGAAAAACAATGACAATGGGTGACTTTCACCAACCATTCTAATGCTATTATTTGGGGCTTTAGCAAAAGGTATTAACAATTTACCTAAAAAATATTTTTGTACATTCTTAGTTAAGTTACCAGCAACTCCATCAAGGTTTTCAGTTAATAAATTTCTATTTCCAGCGTATTCAATTTCTGTTCTTACAGCTTCTGGATCAAGTAATATCATCAAGCCATTATCAGCTGCTTCCTGATCTGTGGCTCCATTCATTTTTGAAATTCTAGCAGCTTTTATAGCTTCTTCATAAGCAGCCCCACGCTGAACTATTATTCTCCAAAAATCATCAGATGATTGAAGAGCTGCTCCTGGAACTCTTATAGCTCTTCCTAAAAAATCTATAGCTTTGCCTAAAGTTCCTGACTGCCCTAAAAACTGACTATCTATAGCGTTAAAACCTTCAATCTTGTTTGTTCTACCAGCTGGTATTTCTGTTGTTGCTGTTTTGTAGGCAGTTAACCAGGCATCTTTAAAAGCTTGCCCCATTCCAATATTGCGAGCAAGAATGTCTGAAATAAACATACCATCAGGATTAATTTCCATCCCTAATGATTTTTTACCACCTCTTACAACAGTCATTGTTGTAGCTGCAACTAAGTCAGTTAATTGGTTGTAAACAATAAAAGTTGGAGTAGCAAAAAGGTTTTTTAATGCTGTCTTACTGTTCGATAATAATCCATTAATATAAATTTCTTGAAATACTTTAGGTAACTTTTCTTTCCAGCCCCTAGCAATTGCTTCAGACATTCCAGCTTTACCGCCTTCTAATTCTCCTTTTTTAATAGCCTGGACTAATTTTATTGCTGTATCTTTACCGCCTGATTCATCTAACAATTCATTTTTTATATCACCTATATTTATAGGATTTCTTGCACCAACTGGAACTGTAAAAGCTTGCAATGCCCTTGCTATTTCAGTCTGAGCGCCTTTAGCCCTCATTTGCAATCCACTATGAATAGCAACTAGGCGTCTATATCTTAATAAATTGTCATTACTGTCAGCACCAGCCAGGATCTCATCACCTAACTTAGATATTTTTTCAGCTGAGTTCTGTAATAACATTCTCAAAGCAGTCATTTGAGAAGCGTTAAGAGTTGTTCCAATTTTTGCTTTTAACATTGTTTTAGTGAAACCAGTTTCATCAGATAATAATGCAACAGCCTCATCTACAGTTTGTGTATTACTTACAACACCTCTTTTAAACTCATCTGTTTCTTTACTAACAATTTCACTTACACCATTGATAACGCCAAGAACATCTTCAGAAGAGTTCATTTTATCAAAGTTAAAATCTATACCTTTGTCTGTTTTGAAAAAAGCATTTGCAGATCCAGTAAGTAAATCTAATGAATCACCTTCATTAGCTAACCCTCTTGGCTTTTCATTTACAGCTAACTTGGCATCATCCAAAATTTGCTGTGACGCCTCAAATTCCTGATCTGCCATTTTTACCAGGTCTTCTTTAGGCGTTAACATCTCTTTACCGCTCATTGCCACATTACGGTTTTCTGTAAATCTTTGCAGTCCTTCTGGGCTTAATATCTCTTCAGCCATATTATTTTGGACTTGAGTATTCGTTGTGCCTTCTTTTAATAATCTTTCTTCATTAGGCAATGCAACACGCTTACCGCCAGTTACAGACGGTGACATTTTGCTAGACTGTTTTAATATACTATTAAACCAACCAGCTAACTCAGTATATTCTGGACTATTTGGATTCTTGGACGCTGGAGTCAACACTCCCCCAGTCAAAGAAGCATTCATTGCTTGTTCGTTAGGTATTGCCATAAATTTCCCATAAAAAAAGGCTGCCTAAAAGACAGCCTGACTATATATAGATATTACCAAATTCTAGGACATTTGTATATTTTTATCTTTTTTTGGTTTGTTGTAAGAACCAGTAACATAAAGATCTTTAAAAGACTGCCCAGATTTTTCTGCCATTATCTGTCTATTAAGATCCTGGACTATTGGGGCTTCCGCTCCCAGCTCCTGAGACATTTCGTCTCTCAATTGTTCCAGTTTCGTCATATCCAATGCCTCCATCTATCCACCCAGTATCTGGGTTAGATTTGTTAACATAAACTTTAGTATCATAATAAACAACGTCAGCGTATGTAACGCCATCTATTGATCTCATTTCGTTCATCGCTCTTAGATAAACCTTAACTTTCTCAGCCATTATACTAGCTAAATCAGCTGAACTAGCTGTACCATCAAATTCTGGAATATACTGGAAACGAATACCAGTCAATTTTGCAGTCTCTTCAGTACCTCCTGATTGTACTACAGCTCTGTCTGATTGTCTAGCATCAGTTACAAAGGTAAACCCATCAATATCGTACTTTTTAAGTATTTCAGATATAGCAATTAATTCTTCTTTAGACTTTGCTGTTTTAAAGTAAACCTCACCACCTGGTCTAGCATTTGGTGTATCAGCATTAACAACCTTAGATATAAAAACTGAATCCTGATTATATTTTTTACCAGCTTTGACAAGATCTGATATTAATGGAGCTGGGTCAAAATCTGTCTGTGTTGTTACCTCAAGATTTAATGACCTTTCATTACCGCCATCAAATCTACCAATAGTATTGTTTGCCTGGAACCCAATAACCTTTGGATCGTTTTTAACAGAAATAGTAACCTCATCAGCTAACAATGATTGCTGCATATTGGTTGGCACTTCACCAGGTCTTTGCATAGCAACACCACCAGCAAATCTTTGAGGCGCCCCCTCAAGTGTTTTTAGTTCTTCAGCTGCCTTTATTTTATCAGCTTCACTACTATTAACAGAATTTATAATAGATCTTAGCTCTTTTGTTCTTTCAAAGTTTGGTGATCCTCCATAAACACTTTCAAAATCTAATGACCCACCTTCACCAGCTTTTGTTGTCCAACCATTTTTAGACCATTTTTCTTTTTCTAAAAACCATATAACAGCCTGGAGATCATCAGCGCCCAGATCACCAATTTCTGAATCGAAAGCCTTTATCTCTCCATTTTTATTTATAATTTTCACGGCATCTGCGAACACTTCTTGACCAAAACCAAACTCAGACCCTATTTTAGGATCATCTAAATTACTACCAGTCAAATGTTTACCAGCTACCGCTTTTTCTGCTGGCGGTGGTATTCTTGGTAACCCAGCTGCATCTCTTAAATACCTAGCAGCCCATACATCAATTGTTGCATCATTACCAAACCCAATAAGGTTACCAGTAAAGTTAACAGTTTTAGGTGATCCACCTTTTTTAACTTGTCTAAACATATCTAATAAAGCCATAGTTGCTGCTGGACTATTTGTATTAAACAATGCCCCTGATGCCTTTGTAATTAACTTGAAAGGATTGTTAGGGTCTTTATGCATATTAGTTAAAGTTTCAGAATTTAGGTTTTCACCAGCATCAATTTTCTCTTGAAATAATTTTATCTCAGCATCAAAATCACCTTTGGTAAACTGTCTTAAAACTTGAATAGCATTTTCATAATTTTGCTGGACATTTGTTTGAGCTGAAGTAGCTCCTATAATATCAGCAAATACATCTGCCATGCCGCCAAATTCTTTTCTTAACCTAGTTCTCATGGTTCTATACCAGCTAGCCTGGTTAATAATATCTATTGCAGCCTGGTCACCATTTTTGGCTCTTTCAAGCACATCCCCAACATCGGTTACCATTCTGTTAACTAGGTTTGATTTATGCTTAGCATTAGCAGCTGCTTCTTCTGCACCTTTTAATTTTTTACCAGGATGAATATGGAACCCATACATAGGTAAGTTCCATTTAAGTTCTATCTTACCTTTTTTATTAAGTTTAAATGATGGAGCTGTACCACCAGCATTAATCTCTATAGGCAACCATCCATCATCTGGACGGTATTGATTCTTAACTCTTAATGCCTCATTTTTTACTTCACTAAATGAAACTTTAGGTTTTTTCATACCTGACAAAGTTTTTTTAATTGCCTGGTTTTCTGATGTTGATAGAGCTTTGAAAAAACTAGATAACACAGATCCTTCCGCATCATCAGAATATGTTACACCAGCTCCTCCAGCTGCTGCTGGGGTCACAGTTTTTAGCAATTGTTTCCAGGGAACTATTGTAGATGCTTTGAGAATACCGTTAATAAGAACTTCCGCACCAGCGCCAAACAAGGCTCCATCTACCATATTCTTTAGACGTTTTGTTGTTTCACCGTCTGTATCATGTTTTTCCACAACCGAAATTGCATAATTAGCCCAGTCAGATCTTTCTTTAGGATCTGCACCTTTCCACCAGGTTAACAGCATTTGAGTAGCTGTTGGATCATCTGGATTCATTGACATATAATCTGCAATGCCGCCCCACGCCAAGCCTCTAACAAATGGGTTAGCTGAACTCATCATTTTAACTAACCTGGCTGCTGGCACAGCTGTAATCCCAAATTGAGAAATACCTTTTACAATCTCGCCATAAGTTTCAAAATTAAATGGCTCATTTAAATATTCATCAATAGGTTTTTTAATAAAACCAGGGATAAGTTTATTAACGCCATCTATATAAAAATTCATAGCTTCAACATTCATTTCACTACCCATAAAAGGTCTGTCGCTACTTTTTATGCCTAAAAAATCTAAGACTGGTTTAATCGCATATTTATTTGCAATATCAAATGGCACGCCAGCTAAATCAGCGGTTCCAATCATAGTTTCATATAAACCTTTGTCAGCGCCTTTTATCATGCCTTTTGTAGTATCTTCACCAATTTTATTTAATGTTCCTTGTTGATCATTTAGTGATGTACCAACAGCACTAGCGCCTTCTTCAATTACCTCACCAAGAGTTGGTTTTTTATTTCCAGAAACATCAAAGTCATCTACCTGGGGCATAGACATAGAGCCATATTGTTTTTTTAATGATCCAATATAATAAATGTCATTAGCTTCTTCTTCACCAATAATATTGCCATTGTCGTAGCTTGTGTTTTCTAATTGTTCCATGTGTCAGCTCCTACAACACCAATATACTTTTCAAATTTATTTAACCACGATTTATAGGCTGCATCAGTTGGCGTAGCTTTCTCAACAAGAAACATCATTATATTTTTATGAGTGTATTTACCATCCCATTGCACATTAGGGTTTTCTGGTCTAAAAGACGTAAATTGTGCGCTATAAGTATTTTTAAATGATGTTACTTCTTGATCAAAAGTTGTTTTAAATAATGTGTTTATTTCTTCTTGATATGGAACCATAATATTTTTACCAGCTTGAATAATTTCTGCATGGGTGGCTTTCGTTCCAGCTGGTGAATTTAAGTACTCTTCAAAAGCTTTAGCCGCTGACAATCGCATAGTATTAAATCTGGTAGATAAGGACGTATTATCATTGGTTAATTTATCAATATAAAAAGATTTGTTAATTATGGTTGACCTTACATAGGATGCACCGTCATTTCTTTCTTTTACTAATCTGTTGAGAAAATTTTTGTAATCACCAAAATCTAACCCATTTATAGAATCTGTAATAGCTTTTCTTGTTAATTGGTTTTTTTCATCTAATTCATCCAACATATTGTAAACAGCTGGATCTGTCTTTTTTGCGGTTTCCTTATCTTCATCTACCTCAAATAACTTTTCTACCGCTGTAATTTCACTTGGCTTAGTAAAATAGCCGTTTTTCTTTAATGTATTAAATTTTTCTAAAGCAGAAGATTTTTCAGCAGCATTGTCAAAATTAGTGTTAACAATTTCATTAAACATATTGTCATTTAATTTATTGTTTTCTTCATCTGCTGCTTTTTTAGCGTCAGCATTATCCTTCTTCATTTTGTTTTCTAGTTCTCTAACCTTATCAATAAAATCTAATTTATCTTTAGGCTCTAACATTCCGAATACTTTAGCTAAAATAGGATCTACAGTTTTTAATTGTTCTGGAGTTCCAGTCCTTAAAGTTTCTGTAATTGACATTGATGAATGAGTTTTAGATTTAATTAGATTAAGGCTTATACCAGTAACAATATTTTCTAATGATTTCTTTTGTTTTGTAATTAGCTCTTTGGCATTGAATGTACCTTTAGCAGCAAATTCTGAAAACTTACCTCCAGGCATCCCTTTATAATTACTAAAATCTTGTGGTTTGCTTTTGTCATAAAAAGATACAGAATGATTACCATTTAATGCATTTAACCTGGTATTTATATCTAATGAAGTATTAGTTGCAATATTATCATTGTCAGAAACAATTTTACTTTCATTAATTTTATTTAACTCAATGATATAACTGTTATTGGCTTTCTTCCAGTTAAGTATACCGCTAGAAACTAATTGTGAAGCTTTTGTGCTAAAACCAGATTTAGCTAGCCTACTGCTTAAATATGGCTGACCTGATTCATTTAAAATTGTTCCTGATGAATATCTGCTATAGGCTTTCATCATTTCTTTTTTAACTAATTTTTCTGCCTCTATTGGGTTTCTATGATTTTTATACTTTTCTTTAATGGTTTCTATCTCAGCTGTAAAAAGAGGTAATGTTTCATTAACATCTGACGCCGCTTGTATCTTATATTTCTCTTCACCAATTTTAAAGACAGTATCCCCAATATCACTCATTGCTTTACCCATAGCTCCCCAGGCATTAGGGTTGGCTTGGGCTGTTAAAAAAGTACCACCACCAGCAGTTTTAGTCCTGGATAGTCTTTCTGAATATGTAGGAACTTTCATTTAATATCCTCTTATATGCTTGCCATTGAACCAGCAAATTTACCAATTGCTTGCAGTCTCATTGCTTTTGCCTGGGCTTTAGCCTCATACCTAGCTAATATTCCTTTAAGCCTCATATTTTCAGCCTGATCTCTTAAATCGCCAGCTTCTGCTTTAGCGTTATATTCTAAATTATTTATATCAGCGTCCATTTCTTCTGCTGACTTCATGGCTATTTCTAAAGCAGTACCAGTTCCAGTCAATATGTTAGCTTTGCTGTATTGCACTTGCTGTTCACCAGCTAAACCTTGATACTGATTTCTAAACTTAACAATGTCTTGCTCAGCTCTAAATACTCTAAGTTCAGCTTTTTGCTCAGCTACCTTTGCATTTCTATTGGCTAATAATTGATTATAAGCACCAGCTTTACTAATAGCGCTAGCACCAGCCATAGATCCCATAAAAGATATACCAGCTCCTATTGCCATCATTGTTACACTCATCTAATTCACCCTAGCCCATCTAATATAATCACGCCCAGCTGGGCAAAACTTTTCCATAATTCCCTCCTCTTTCATTCCTAAAAACTGCATCCATCTTCTGGAAGCTAAAAAGCTTTCTAATGTTGCTGCCTGAATACGATGAAATTTATAATCAATCATTATCTTATGCAGATGCCGTTTTAATATTCTCATTGCACTTAATGGGTTTTCAGTAAGATTATGTGAGCCAATAAACCAGGCTTCTCCCACTCCATCCCATATTGGGTATATTCCACCAGCAGCAACCACCAAATTTTCTGTGACGCCAGTAAAGCTCATCTCAGGAACAACCATCCCTTCAACAAACTGGCTAATTTCTATGCTAGGTCTAAAGTCTTCACTATTGAGATCACCCTCTAATATATTGTGAGCGTGAGCTGTCTCAAAATTTATTAAATTCATTTATCAAATACTGACAATGTTGGAAATATTGCCAAAACCGTCATTGGCAATGGCAAATCTTGAACAATTGTTATTGTTGCATCATCATCGTAGCCACCATTAAACTCAGCTGTTTTATCACCAGTAAATAAAGTTAATGCTGTATCCATGCCATCTGAGCTTGATCTAAATGGTATTGTATCTAACTCTGTCGAACTAGTGCCTATTTTTAGACCAACCGTTCTAAATAACCTTACAGTAACTTCACCAATTCTTTTATTCTTACCCTGGGAAGATCCCATTGCAGAACCAGCATCTATTCTTAAAGTTTCTAATTTACTTGTGAATGGTAATCCAATTTGGGCTTTAGTAACAGATTTGTCTAACGTAATAGCTCCAGAACTAACCGTCTTATTTGCATGAGCTGCACCATCAGCTAAAATGGCAACTGACTGACCTTCCAGGTGATTTAACCCAGATATAGTTGTTGCCGCAGATCCACTATAGGTTAAGCCACTATCTACAAAAAAAGCATCGCCAACATCTGTACCAAAATCAAAACCTCTTAGATATTCTACATATCTTTTTGTGGCTCCATTAATAGTACGTTTAACTATAAACCAAACCTGATCTTCATCTATATCACCAGGTATTGTCGCTACACTTTCTACAACTGAATTTCCAGATCCAAAAACACCACCTATAATATGCCTATGCCAGGCAACCACTTGTTCTTCTCTTCTAAATGTCATACACGCTAAAACACCGTCAGCTCTTACACACCAGGCAACGCTGTCAGGCTCTTGCTGGTACGCCATTTCTTCTATACCGCCTTCAGTAATATGCTCAGCTAAAATCGTCATGTCTGGCGCTACATAGCTATCTGATTCAGATGAAAACGCTAATTCTCTTAGTTTTCTTTTTGCTCTTTGAATAAATAAAGTTGAGTTGCCAATTAGTAATGGTTGTATTGGCGCAGATCCAAATGTGGTCTGTTGCTTTATCTGAGTGTTTGTTGGCGTTAACGGCTCATCAAAACCTGACGCTCTAACGACAAACTCACCACCAGAGGTTCCCACTACAAGCTGTGACCCACTAACTAAATATCTAATAACATTAACTTCATTAGATCCTATTGTGTATTGCAGTCCATCATCTGAATCTGTGCCTATTTCAAAATTTTCAAAATCACCAGACTGGCTAAAAAACATTGTCTGTGGCTGGTTTGATGTTCCAGCAAATACTAATCGTTGTTCATAAAATGCAACTGTTGATGGATATGAGCCAATAAAGAATGCACCTAATCTCCATTTTTTATCAGCCACTAATGACCCAACTAACGTAACGCTATCTCCAGCTGCTTCTGCTGCTAGATCATTTCCAGGAGCTATAACTAATGTTGTATCTGTTACAGCCACAACCAATAGATTAGTAAAGTTATTACTAGTAGATCCAGTCAAGGTAACCCTCATGCCTACCTCAAAACCTTCATCAATAAAATTACCAGCTGTATCTTCTAATCTGTCATTATGCTCTAAACCAGTACTGTCTGGATCACCTTCATGAAAAGATATAGTTGTACAAGCATATGTAGGCATCAACTCAGTTCTGCCATCTTCTAATTCTTGTACAGCTGCAACCGCTACTGTTGCACTTGTAATAGATGTAATTTTAGCAAAACCTTTATGAAGCTGAACTAAACGCCCTACATCATTTGATGTAAACAAACTAGCTGATGCTGTTATATTAACATTACCAGTTCTGCCATTAGCTAATAAAGTTGTGGTGGTTATATTAGGATCTAACATTGCTCCACGCTTTAAAGCAACGTCTGTAATACTCCAGGATGTATGACTTGTTCTAGTTAATTTTCTTGGGGGATGATCTGGATGGACTAAATACATAACGTCAGCTGTTTGAGCAAACTTTACGTCAGGCACTTGAGCTGTTGTGTATGTGGTCGTTAATTCAATTGCATTAGAACTGCCGTCAACAATTTGTCCGCCATCTTTGAAAAAGCGCATATAATTATTGCCCATTTCAATAATGTAGACTTGCTCGACATTAAATTGAAAACGTATAAGTCTGGTTTTTGCGCTGCTTGTTTTTACTTCTGCTACATATCTAGTGCCTGGTCTTCTTGACAATCCACCATGAGGCTGCACCAAAAAGTTTTCTACAGTCGTAGCGCCATTATCATAACGTCCTAAATCAGTACGTCCGAATAGCCTTTGTGTTAATTCACCAGCTGTAAAGTTTTGTTTTGCCGCAGAAACCTTCGCCATAAATTAAAACCTACTAGCTATAAATATATCACCTTCAGCATAAGTACGCTGATCCTGGTTAGTAATATTTTCTGGAGTTCCTTCTGTTGCATCAACAAACCTGGCTTCACGAATTTTAGTATTAAATTGTGTTTCCATTAATTGTGTTAATGAGGTGCTGTTAACCAGGCTATAAGATATCTCCATTGCCATTCTAGATGACAACGCTTCTATTAGCAGCTGGTCATATTCATTGGGATCTGTAATTCTTGCAATATATACAAGCTGTATAGTTGCATCATCACATAATAATTTTCTGCCTTCTATCTTATGTACAGTATCTGGATCTTGTAGTCTTAACACTCTAAGGCAATAAGGATCTGTAGGAAGGGTAAATTGGTTAGCATAATCAAAAGGTGGAGATGTACTGTCAGGAGATAATGTTACCCTGGTCATTAAACAATTCCAAGGATGAGATCTAAAAACTGAATCCCTGACTAATGCATAACGCTGATTACAAATACGTCCAGCCTTACTATCTTCATTTAATGAGATAATATTACTAGCGCCAATCATATTCAAAGCAGAATTACAAATATCAACTTCTGATGCCATAACTATTCCTTTTAAATAAAAAAGGGCAGCTGGGGGTAACTGCCCTTCTAAAGTTTATTTAATCAAGCACATAATACATTGTAAGCTCGATTAACCCAGTACCATTAGCACCAGCTAAACTTACTGTGATTGGAATGCCGTCTTTATCAGCATCAACAACACTATTTTTACCAAGAGCCGATGTTAAGCAACAGCCCACAGTTGTAATAGATGTTGAAGCAGCAGCCGCTTTATACTCATCAACGTCTAATGCAACAGCAGTTCCAGCAGCATTTGTGTATGCGGCGTGTCCTACTGACAAAGTGGTTGATGAACCTAACGCCACATGAACAACTTCACCGTCCAGGATTCTCGCTCCATTTGGTAAGTTAAACATATGAATGTCAGATTGTTCAGCAGAAGCTGTATAAGAACCATAAGCAATTCGGATTCTACCGCCTTGCTCAATCGTTTTGATCATACTAGATGGATCGTTCTGATCCCATTTAGTTTTTTGATCTGAGTAAACTGTACCCATTTTAGTCTCCTTCTAATTAAGATTATTCGTTACAAGCGATTTCCACTATTTTCTCTTCTTCCATTCTTGTCGCACCAAGGGTCTGACAATAATAGATTTGAGTTGAGTAGGATTTATCAGCTCTTTCATCAATTTTCGCTGTTGGTTCTTTTCCAATAGCTACTTTCATTCCATCCATAGCATAAGCAAAAACTTGTCTTGAAGTTCCATTATGCGGTAAACGGTTAGAGGATATAAATTTGAATCCCATGAACGAATCTACCTGACCTTGGACAAGAGCTTTCACCGTATTGAAATCACTCGATGTTACCTGAGTTGTTCCTAACAAATCTGACATTTGTTTTGGAGCGCATACTAAATAACGAGGAATAGAAGGATCAACACTATTAGCGTCTAACAGCTCTTTTGCTGATAAAAGCTTAGCAATAGTTAAGCCAGCTGAACCATGAGCAATTTGCTGACCAGCTGGAAAGCTGACACTTGTTGCACCTGATGCACCAGTTTTAGCTGTTCCATGCATAGCAGCAATAATAACGTCATCCATTGCTCTACCCATTGCAGCAGCCGCAGCTCTTGCATAAGTTGATGTTGGATCAGCTAACATTCTAATTTTATCCTGGGAGTCAATTAGATCTGCATATTCATAGTCAGTCATTGTTACCATACGTCTTGTATGAGGTGTATCCATTAATGGGGTGTCACTATTTCTGGTAGTCCTTGCAACCGCTGCTGCTACTCCTACCTGATCAAAGAACGCCTTTTCTGCATTAACAGATTCTACGTCAACAGATGATCTAAGTAATGATCCCATCTGCTGTGATAAAAGGGCTATGTTTGAGCTAAACTGCTGCACAAAAGCCGTAGTTATAGTAGTACTCATTTGAGCATCTCCTTATTGATTTAAGATTAAGATTAAGCATTCGGCTATCTGAAAAACTACAGACCAAACTAATATTTACGTTTACTTAACGACCTTACTCAAAGGTTTGCGCTCAAGGGCTTTTGGCTTGTCTTGAGATTCATTAACCCACATAAAGTAGGTATTTGCTAATTCTATTGGATCATTAATATTATTTAATGACCCATGACTGACTGCTAGTTTTAAGCACTCAAGTCTTACTATATTATCTTCCATTACAACTCTCTAAGCCTTAATGCTTCATCAACATATTTATCATGTTCTGGATGATGCTTATCCCAATAAGGCGTTCCAGGAGCTGTTAACCTAGTTATTTCCATTCCTATATCTGCTGCACTTAAACCAGGTTGCGATTCTCTTCCGCTGAATTGATCTTCACCTAATCTCTCAGCTATAAAACCACCTATTTGATGAAATAACTTTATAACCTCTGGATTGTCACCCAGCATTTTACCATCTGCCATTTGCATCTCAGTTAAATTTGACATACCAAACTCAGACAAGACGTTATTAGCTTGCGCCATATTAGCATCAAACTTATCACCCCAGTCTTTTCTTAGATCTTGCTCTAAGGTAACACGGTGGCTTTCTAAATCTACTTCACTTGCACCAGTTTCAACACCAGCCCTTTCACCATATGCCGCTAAAAGCTGTGACGCTTGGTTTTGAGACAACCCTATTTTATGTGCTGTTTCCTTAAACCATTGACCGTTTTCTTCTGTGTCCTTGTCAAAAGATAAATCATATTTATCCGCTGTTTCTGGTCTTCCTAATTTACTGTAAACTTGTGACCAATCATCTTCTGTTGCCCAGCTTCCTGGTATAGCCACTTTATCAGCGCCAACCATCTTCTGAGCATTAATAAGAGATTTAGCCATCCCATTAATATCTTTATATGTCGATAAAGAAGGATCATTTCTGTAACCTTCATCAATATGCTGTCTAAAATCAAATGCCTGATCTTCAGACGTTGCTTGTCCAGCTTCCTCAACTATTGGGGCTTCTGGGGCATCCGCTACCTGGGCGTCATCCATTTTTTATTCCTTTTCTGGTTGTTTATTATTCATCATATTATTAATTAAAACCAAAACAGAACGCTGTCCTTCCTTGTAGACAGTTTCATCGCTGTTAGGCACATAAGTAGAATTATTCATTGAAAATCTTTTACCTAAGTCTTCCATAATCTTTTTGCCGCTATTTGATGTAAAAACTTCTTTATACAAAACCTTTAATTGTTCTGGCGTCATTGCTCAGCTGCTCCCAACTGCTCAATAATTTCGCCTATACCTTCCTGGGTTTCTGGAGAAGATCCCTCAATAGCTCTTAGAGCTGGTGCTGCATTACCAGCTGCTTCTGCTGTTTGCATTGTTTGTTGCATTTCAGCTTGTTCCTGCTGCTGGGCTGCTCTTTGCTGCCTTAGTTCGTCAACATCAGCTTTACCTCTAACAACTGTAGCTGGTACATTAGTAACCTTAATAATATGCTCAGCTAATCCATCAACATCCAAGAAATCAATAACAGATGGATCTATTTGCATAAGAGGCTGTAAGAAGCCAAACAACTGCATTGCAGATTGAACATCACTTGATCTTTGAGCTTTAGCCATTGGTGATACATATTCAATATCAATTTCACCTGACTGCATAAATTCTGGCGCATTATCAAAAGCTTTTCTTTTCGATAATAAAGCAAATATTCTATTAATTAATGGATGAAGTAACTCAGCCTGCATTCTTCCCAATGCTGGTGACAACAGTCTCATTTTTTCTTCTGTTCTTTGTATAACTTCTGTAGCTGTCATATTTGGGCTATTACCCATAATTAACTGATCAACATAAAACGCTGCTCTTATTGCCTGCCGTCTTTGTTCTAACTGTTCTTGCCCTATTGGATTATTGCCTCCAATATTTAATGGCTCAATTCTATCTCTACTGCCTGATCTATAAAAATTTAATCCTCCAGGCACAGTTCTGACTGGCATATGAAATCCATCGTCTGGAACCATTAATGGTGGATGTATATGTAATTGAGCTGCTCTTATAACAACCTCAGACATTTTATTAACCATTTTAACATCACTTAATGCTGACATGGCTACAGATCGTCCATAACCCTGGTTTTCAAATGAACTTTTTAAATATCTTGGCACACAATATGGGAACTCATCATATCCGCTTTCAGATAAAATAATCTTTTCTTCTTGATCCATATATATAGAAGCAAAAGGTTTATTCTTATTATCAAGCTTAACTGGATCTCTTTCTTCTCTTGGCATAACTATATGAAGCAACTTTACTTCTTCGTTAGGATCATCCTTGTAAACTTTAGCAATTCTTTTTCCAACATTTTCTGCACCAAATTGTTTTACAGCTGCCCTGGCTGAAATACGAAATTCACGGTAGACGGTGTCAACTCGACCCATCTCGTCCTCTGCAAGGTAACATTCAGATATATGCCTGGTACTAAAACGTAAAACGCCATCATTATCTGTATCAACAAACATGACGCCAGTACCAAAACAAACTAGATCTGTGTATAACTCATGTATTGCTTCATGAAAATTTGACCTGGCAACTTCACGGTACATTACATCTTCAGCTGTATGCAGCCATTCTTTAGCCTCGTCATCCTCTTCAAAATTATCATCTGTATATCTAAGAGCAAACCAGGGTGATGCCGCATTTGTTAGCATACCATGTAAACTAGCTGACATAAGTTCTGCTGCATGAATAGCTGTACCATCAAATATTAATTCTGTTCTTTTATCACCAGATGTACGTTTTTTGGTAATATCAGCTTTTCTGGGGATAATATAATCAGCAATTTCTTGCCAATGAGATTCCCAGTTAGCACGATGCTTTTGCAAGGTGCTAAACCTTTTCATAAATATCGCACCCCTTTTGTCAGTATCACTACCAACAGTCTGGACGCCGCTATACATTTCAGCCATTAATTAATCACTCATCTTATTTTGACCAAGTAAACTTGGCTTAGATGTTGGCGCTTCTTGCAATAAACCAGTACCACCAGTTACATTAGCTGCTGCCTGACCTTTTTTTCTTGCCTGGGCATCGGCTGCTCTATCAGCTGTCTTTGTTTTAGCTGGCGTAATAGCTGGCGCTGGAGGCGGCGGCGGTGGCGGCGGCGGTGATTTTGCTCTTAAAAAACTCATTTTATGCAGCTCCTATTCTTTCAAAGGGATTATAGTCATTTTGTGCCATTAATTGTGGCGGTCTTGTATCTGCTACAGTTTCTTTTATACCAATAGATGTATATCTCCAGGCATCAGCAAAATGCGATGACCAGTCATGAACTGGAGAATTTCTAAAACTCCTGGTTCTTTCATTATACGCTCTATGATATTGTCTTAATGCATCCAATAACCCTTTAGTCTTTTCTGCATCAAAATAGGTTCTAGGTATTAACATCTGCCCAGCGTGGATACCATCCTCAACTGGCAATTTGGGAACAACCCTAAAATTAATTCCTAATGAATAAGCTATTTCTCTTCTGGATTTACCAGTACTCAATTCTCTCACTTCAATATCATGCGGTGCAAAATGATTGCCGTATAAATATTGTTTTCTTTGCAATACATCAACGTAATGAGGCAGCCCTTCATTTCTGTTTTCATAACAATCTATTACATGAACAGCCCTGCCCACACTTTGGGTAAACACAATAGCCGTTGAATCACCAATCCCTAAATCCCAAAAGGTATCAACCCTGGAACTCGGATCATACGGCACATTACATATTCTTCTTTCTTCCAGCGCTGCCTGGATCTCTTTCCCATAAATACTACCAGGAACATTTGCCACCCAGGAACACTCATACTCTTGAGCAAACTGATCAGGCGTCATTGTCTCTTTAGCGCTATCTAATTCTTCATCATCAATGATACCAGTCTCACTTGACCTATGAATAGCCGTGTACCAGTCATCCCTATGAACACCATTCTCGTACATCTCATAAAAAGCATTCTGCCCTCTAGGAGTTCCTACAAAATAACAAAACCCTTTTCTATCTGACAAAGCTGGTCTGATAATCTCAGGGAATACACTCTCAGGCATATCCGCAACTTCATCCATAAAACATCCATCAAGATAAATCCCTCTTAAACTATCTGGATTTTCAGCACCTAATAAACTTATCCTAGCTCCATTAGGTAAATCACATCTAAGCTCAGTCTCATGAAACTTAGCTGTGGGTATTTTCTCAGCAAACTGCTTCAAATAATCCCAGGCAACTGCTTTAGCCTGCCTATAAGTGGGCGCCAGATATGCATACCTTGGATTAGGCTTCTCACATAAAATAGCACTCCTCAATAAATGATTAATAGCCATCACAGTTTTACCCATTCTACGATGACAAACTATAACGCCCCATCTATGCTTGTTTAAATCAGCATGGATCTTAGCTTGTAAAGATCTTGGCGTATAAGGGATGACGATGTGCATGAGTGTAAGAAACTCCTAAGATAGTATATATACGTTACAGAGCTGCGCCAGGTGTTTTGGGGGTATAGGGGGTCGCTCCAGGAAAAACGTCATAAATAATTGGACTAAACCTGGACTAATTATTTCTACAGCAGCGGCTAGACTATACATACCAACAGATTCAGATCTCCAGGGTTCCGCCCTATAACACCGCTGAAAACTAATGACTGCCTCGCGCGTGTAGATAAGACAAGCAGAGTCTTATATATATACATCTAATGCTTAGACCTATTCCTACTCCTACTCATTACACTCAAGTTACTTCTCTTGTTATCCTTTGGGTTACCATTAGAATGATCTACATCCTTACCATCAAATGGCTTAACCTTTCCTTCACTCTCAAGCTTACGTCTAGCTCTCTTCCTAGCTGCATTGTCATCTCTATGAGCTGCTGAATACTTCCTTTGATAGACTGATCTAGGCTTAGCATTGCTATCATATTCACCCAGCTTACCCATCTACTGTGACTTCACCCT